CTGCGTTGATTCCCTTCCCTTTATTGAACAGATCCCCGTTTTCGTAAAAAACATCGGTCTGTATGCACTGTACGTTGTAATACTCGCAAAGTTTCTTGGTTTTGTGGTCTTTGGTGTCTGTAACAACGACTAGTTTGTTGAATTTGCTGCAGGTACTGGGCAGGGTATGAGCCAAAAAATCGGAATAGTTGACGCAGATAATTACAGCTTCTATTTTCACTGTGGGTTTTTCACCTGTGGTTCTCCTCAGGTTTCCGTTTGGCTGCTAAGCCGCCGCCCTCCTAGCCGCCAGCTCCCCTATCGCCTCGCTGAACGTCCGCCCACCTGCCGGAGCATCCAACGGCGCTGATGGCTGCAGGCTGCGCGTGCGATCGGGGAACAGGTAGCGCTCGCTGGCTGTTGGTGCGATCAGAGCACGCTGCAGCAGCCCCCTAGCCCGTTCCTCGCTGATCCCCTCCGCTTTGGCCAGTGCCCTGACCCCTGCCGCCTGCTCCTCCCGCCAAAACTCGTTATCGAGCATGGTGTCCCGAATCACCGGGTCACTCTCCAGCACGTCATCGGTATTGACCGGAACCGGTGTGCAGCGGCATTGCGGGTGGGCGGGGATCGCCACCTGATCTGCCGGGAAGATCTGGCCATGGCGGCTGAGGCACCACCGGCAGGCCCGTTCATCGGTGGCCGCAACCCAGCGGATGTAGGCGAAGCCTTGCTTCAGGTTGTGGTCAATGGCGCCCTTCACGTAGGCATTGGCCAGCTCGCTGCGAGCGATCACCTCAGCACGCTGCCGGAGCCCCATTCGGGCCGTCTTGCCCGTGGTGTCGGTTGTGCCCTCCAGTGCCCCAACGATCTGCCGCTCCAGCCGCTTGGAGCCCCAGCCACGCGCCACACCCTCGCTGACGATCTGAGCGATCTGATCACGGAACCGGGCGGCTTCGCCTTCCATGAAGGCGGTGGCGGCTTGCGTGGCTGCACGGATGGCTAGGGGGTTAGCCGCGGCGAACTGGGCACTGGCGCCGGTCACGATCCCCTGCAGCGCCGCAGCCGCCTCCCCACCAACCGATAGGGCCTCGACTAGATCGGTGGTGAATGAACGCTGCCAGGCTGCGATCTCTTCAGGCGGGAGGAACTGTTGAGCATCCCGCAGGATGGCCCGGTACTTGGCTGTTGCCTCGGCTGAGCTGTATGCACCGGGGGCACGGATCGGGTTCCCCTCGGGGTCCAGCGCCTCGGGACCCACGGCATTCAGGTAGGCGGCGTAATGGCGCTTCAGGTCACCTAGGACGCGATCCAGGGCGGTGCGGAGCATGGCGGTGGTGTTGGCCACCATCCGCCCTTCCAGCTCATCGAGGATGGCGGCGTAGCTGTCTACGCTGCTGATGATGCGGTCGCCCTGGGCCATGGGTTAGTCACTTGCTGCTATTGCCTTAGTAATATCCCAGTCACACTGCATGACACCACTGGGCTTTTCGTTGTGCCAGCACCTCAGCGCATATGCCTCAGTTGGGGTTTCAGCCTTGATCACCAAAGTGCCATCGGCAAGGATTTCAGCCTTCATCAACCGCCTCCTCCTCATCGTCGGAATCCTGGTCAAGGCTGGCGAGCAGCAGTTCCTGCTTAATTAGTTCTAGTACACCGATCACCTCAAAGGTGCTGCACAGCGACTGTGAGATGATAAGGCTGATCTGTTCGTAAAGCTGTTCCGCACCCATAGGGCCTCCTGGTTACGGCTTAGCTTTCCTCCGTCTGCTGCGACTCATCCACAGGCGTGATCAGATCCAGCGGCGTGCTCGTGTCGTTTCGCCCTGGCGTTGGCGCCCCCAGTGTCGGCCGCTCTTTGCGGATGCGATCCATCTCATCCTCCACGCTTGTGGTTGCCCGGTTGAAGCCGCCCGTTTGTAGGGCCTCCACGGCGCTTTCCTGCGAGATCAGCTCAACACCACCGGCCAGCCGTTGTAACGCTTCGGCACCCTGAGCATTCAGCGGTTCAGCAAACGCATTTTCATCCATCGTCAGGCCAGCGCCTACCGCCAGCTCCTCCCCGGTGTAGAGGCACCAGATCGCCAGGATGGACTGCATCACCGATCGCTTGCGCTCGCCCATCGCCTTGATGCTCACCTGCACCCGACCGCCCTCTAACTGAGCCTGCGTGGCGGTCTTCATCATCTTGCTATCGCCGCTGAGGAAGCCCAGTAGTTGCTGATTGATCAGCTCCTCCACTTCCTTGATTTGGGCCCGCTGCTCAGCCAGCGAGCTTCCATCAGGTTCGGCGAACTTGAAGTCCCCATCCTTATCCACGTCGATGACGGTGTTGGGACCGATCATCATCGGCGCGGCAGCCTGGCCAGGCATCGGCGGCGGAGCACCCTTCCTCACCGGCACCGGCATGGCGCACTTGTGCGTCTTCTCCTTCAGGTCCGAGCGCATCTGATAGTGCTCGATGCAGTGCTCCACCACCTGTCGCAACGGCAGCCCGCCCTTACCGAACCCTGCCTTCTCGGCTGGATACCAACCCACCGGACAGATCGTCAGCGGCTGCTGCTTGGAATCCAGGTACTGGCCCTCATCATCCACCTCCAGGTTCAGGCTGCCATCAGCACGCTTGGTCAATTTGTACAGCGTCCACTTGCCTGGTTCGATCACCCGGTAACGCTCCTCATACTTCACCCCGAAGTCCCCGCTCTCATCGTCCACCTCGGCCCATTCCAGGAAGGTGCAGCGGGTTACCACCTCCACTGAATCCACGATCGCTGTTCGCCAGTTCAGGCAGGTTGAGCGGGTGCGGTTGACCAGATACGGGCGCCGCTTCAATGCCGCCTCGCTAGCCCCATCGGTGGGCTGGCCATCGGGCATCTCAACAAGGATCGGCACCCCACCATCACGCAGGCAAAGCGCATCCACGGTCATCCAGAACGCCTGCAGGCTGTTGCCTTCTAGGTCTACGTTGTCCTGGCTCTTCTCAAAGCTGGCCGGAGGATCTTTCAGCTCACTGCGGGATAGCACCCCCGCGAAGGCTTCGATGCCAGCCTTGAAGAAGTCGCTGAACACCGCACGACCCAACCGGCCAGCGTAAGCGCCTTCAGGTTCTGCTGGCTCTTTCGGCAGGTACTTCTTCTTCGTCTCCTCATCCTTCAGGCAATACCACGCGGCATAAGCCCGTTGTAAATCAGCAGCGTATTCTCGCAGGATCGGATGCTGAAAACTTGGTAGCTTCGGGTCGGTTCCAGGATGCTCAGACTTCACTGCTGCCCATACCCGTGGCCTATTGCCTGAGCTTTCCGCCTCAGAGCTTCACGGCCTTCGGATGGGGCTTGCGGCGAGGGCTGAATAGCGACGGCTGCACCACATCGACTGGTGCGGGCCTGGGCTGACGGGGGCGCCGCTCACGGGGCACAGGTGCCACCGTGGGCACGTCAAGGCCCAGAAGCCCCTGGCGGAACTGCACAAGGGTACGGCCACGCAGTTGGCTCTTCAGGCGGTTGTGGAACTGGATCATCGGCCCCGAGGGGTAGGGGCGTTTGAAGGGATCGGCTGCCCAGCGCTCCAGGAGGCCACGATCAGCGGGGCGCAGGTTGGCGAAGGAGGCCTCGGTCAGGGCATAGAGGGCGGCGGCGATTTCCACCTCTGCTGCCTCCGGCTGGTGCTGGCTAAACAGGGTCAGCTCATCCTTCAGTTCGATGGTGCCGACCATGCCGCCCAGCATTTCGGTGATCTCTGCTTCGGTGAATACCGGGAGGGCCTCGACAACCTGGGCCAGCGTGTGCCCTTCGGCCAGGAGGCGGCGCACCTTGGGGTAGTGCTCACGCCACTTTGACGGCATCTTCACGTCGTAGCCGTGATCCCTGATGTGGTGTTTGATGGCCCCCTCGATGAACATGCACACGCAGGTTGAGAGTGCATAGGGGCGATCTGTGGCGGGGTTGATCCGCTTGGGGTCGTACCGGCGGCAGCCATTGATCAGCCCTTCCAGCGCAGGGCCAATGAAGTCTTCGTAGGGGCGAGAGCAACGACGGGACCACTTCGCAGCAGCCGCCTCAGCCAGCCCCTGGTTCTCCACGATCAGCCGCTCAGATAGCTCTGTGCGGGGTGATGCGCCGGGCTTGGTGGGCTGCTCTAGCGGCTGTCCCTGACGAACACTTCGCCGCCGTCTAGCAGCAGGGTTTGCCCCTCGCCCTGGTGGAGCTTGACCTTGGGTGATACCGGGCTCCAGCTCCCCCCGAAGCGGAACACCTCCAGGAAGCTCCCCTGAGAGGTTTGGCGTAGCCTCCAGGTTCCGGCTACAGGCTTGCCCCGCAGTTGCGTTAGCGGCGCCTTCGGGAGGGTTAGGGAGGGCATTTGTGGGTTGTGATTTGGGAAGGGTGGTAGTCATAACCGGGCAGACCTTCTGATGGCATGGTCTTTGCGGAGAGCGTCCAGCGCATCGGATGGCAGAAAAATGCGGCCATCCGCATCGGCACCAATATCAACGTAGGCCTGCTGCCAACCAAGCAATGTACTTCCGATGATTCCAG